GGTGATTAGGAGCCCAAACGATTTGCAGAGAGAGCAATTTCCAAACCTATTGTTGAAATATTGTTGCGCAGATTTGGGCTAGACAGGCCGTGGCCCTGATGTCACAATGTCAAAACGCATCCATAAAACCTGTTTTAAACTGAAACTGAAATGATATTTTCATACGAATTTAGGAACCATTGTGACAGCACAGCAGCGTAAACCTACTACTGGTGGGATTCTGATCGGCTCATCCTATGACGAGGCACGGACGCGCAAGGTAAATGCCGAAGCCGAAATCGCAGAACTGGAACTCGCCAAAATTCGCGGCACTCTTTGCATGACCAACGATGTGGTGGCAGCTTGGGAAAGCGTCCTTCACGCCTGTAAGGCCAAGTTTCTGGCCCTGCCTACTAAAGTCGCGCCAATTTTAGCCACAGAGACAGATGTTGTTGTAGCCAAGGACTACTTAGAGAACGCGATTCGCGAGGCTCTGACGGAATTGTCCAACTACCAGCCAAGCATCGACCCTGTCCGCACCGGATCGGTGGCGCAGGAGGCCACAGAGGAAACGGCGGTTGTCGAGCAGCCCAAACGCAAGGTTGGTCGCCCCAAGAAGGGTCGAACGATAATCGTATGATCGAACAAGCCACCAGACAGGCCGCACTAGAGTTAATGGCGAAGGCCATGCACCAGATGACGCCGCCTCCGCGCATGAGTGTGGCGCAGTGGGCCGACCATGAACGGCGGCTGGACTCGCAGAGCAGTTCGGAGCCTGGTCGATGGGTCACGGCGAGGGCTGAGTATCAGCGCGGGATCATGGACGCTTGCTCCGACCCCCTTGTTAAAGAAGTTGTGGTGATGTGCGGTGCGCAGCTTGGCAAGTCTGAGATGCTGCTGAACACCATTGGCTACCACATGGCTCACGATCCTGCGCCAATTCTAATGATGCAGCCCACCGTGGACATGGCGCAGTCATTCTCGAAGGACCGCGTAACTGCGGGTCTTCTCCGTTCAACCCCTTGCCTTCGGGACAAGGTCAAAGACAGTAAGGCTAAAGATGCAAACAACACTACGCTCCATAAAGTATTCCCTGGTGGCGCTCTATCTCTTGTCGGCGCTAATTCTCCTAGTTCCCTTGCTTCTCGCCCGATTCGTGTTGTTCTTTGCGATGAAGTTGATCGATATCCTCCTTCTGCTGGTGAAGAAGGTGACCCTATTTCTCTTGCCAAACGAAGAGCAGCTACCTTCTGGAACAGGAAGATCATTCTAGTATCCACGCCTACAAATAAGGGTGGGAGCCGGATCGAGTCCGCATATATGGAAAGCGACCAGCGCAAGTTCATGGTTCCGTGCCATGAGTGCGGCCACAAACAGGTCTTGGCGTGGTCGAATGTGACTTGGCGGGATGATAACCCCAGCACTGGTGAGTATCACTGCGATAAATGTGGCGTGACTTGGTCTGATACGGATCGGCATAGGGCAGTTCGTAATGGCGAGTGGGTGGCGAATGCGCCGTTTAATGGTGTGGCAGGGTTCCATCTCAATGCACTTTACTCGCCCTGGTCGGTGCTATCTGACGCCATCGAAGAGTTTTTAGCGGCTCGAAAGAACCCAATGCGGCTCAAAACCTTTGTTAATACCTTCCTTGGCGAGACATGGGAGGATGCTGGCGAGGGTGTCGATGATTATGCGGTTGCCCAGCGCAAGGAAGATTACGAAGGCATCCCTGATGAGGTGGTGCTGCTCACGGCTGGAGCCGACGTTCAGGATGACCGCGTCGAAGTGGAGATTGTGGGCTGGGGCGCTGGCGAAGAAAGTTGGCAAGTCGATTACCATGTGATTTATGGCGATCCGTCCACCACACAGCTATGGCACAAGGTCGATGAGGTCTTGCTGGCGACCTATGAGCACCCGTGCGGTGAGCCTATGCTTGTCCGCGCCACCTGTATCGATACTGGCGGACACCACACAAGGGCCGTTTACAACTATGCCAAGACTAGGGCTGGACACAGAGTGTTCGCCATTAAGGGTGTTGGCGGCGAGGGCAAGCCGATTGTCGGGCGTCCGTCCAAGAACAACATCGGCAGGGTTCCGCTGTATCCTATTGGCGTTGATACTGCGAAGGAAGTGCATTACTCGCGCCTGAAGATGGATGAGGCTGGCCCAGGCTACTGTCACTTCCCAGCCAAGCGGGATGATGAATACTTTAAGCAGTTGACTGCCGAAAAGCAGATGATCCGATATCACAAGGGTTTCCCGTCGCGGGTCTGGGTTAAAACGCGAACACGAAACGAGGCTTTGGACGTTAGAGTGTACGCAATTGCGGCACTTACGATCCTAAATGTAAATATGGATAGCGTGGCCCGTAAGTTTTATGCTAACATGGAAAAGCATAAATTGCCAAATGCGGAAGAAGCTGATAAACCCCATCCTTTAGCGGGTGGTAAAAAAGCCGTCCGCAGGGGTGGCTTTGCTAACAACTGGCGCTGAGGGATAATGGCTAATCTTTTTGACGAGAACGAAGCACCAGAGGGCGAACCACTGAAAATCGTAGTTGGCGATTTTATTCAGTGGAAAAAGACGGCTCTTGCAGAGACATATCCTCCTGCACTTTACTCTGCCAACTATGTTGCGCGGGTTACTGGTGGCGGCTCTAGTGAGATACAATTACCAGCCGTTGAAAGAACTGGCTATTATTTGTTTACGGCCAGTAGCGCCACATCCGCTGCGTTTGAACCCGGCTTCTATCATTGGCAACTTGAGATAGTCCAAACGTCAACGAACAATCGCATTGTGGTTGAGCGCGGCGAGTTTGAGGCCATTCAGGACTTAGATGTAAACGGCGCTGATCCACGCACCCATGCTGAGATTATGCTGGATAAGATTGAGTCCTTGTTGCAGGGTCGCGCTGACAAGGATGTGTCTTCCTATTCTATTCAGGGTCGCTCTATTGCCAAAATGTCCATTGTGGATTTACTGCAATGGCGTGATTATTATCGCAAGGAAGTTTTAAAGGAGCGGCGCGATAACGCCATTGCTCTTGGAAAGCCGACTAAGACCACGATGAAGGTACGTTTCCTATGAGTTTGTGGCGTGAAGCATTGGGTTTGCCCCCAAAGGTACAGAACAAGGTAGCAAAGCGTTCATACCACGCTGCGAACACGGGTCGGCTCTTTGCCGACTTTATGGCATCTAGCCGTAGCCCAGACAGCGAACTGCGACCTGACCTTGTCCTGATGCGCAACCGTTCGCGTGAATTGGCGCGGAATGATGTTTATGTTAAGCGGTTCCTAAACTTGCTGAAGACCAACGTGGTTGGCGACAAAGGCATGACCCTGCAAGTCAAGGCGCGGAACACAAACGGGTCGCTGGATTCCATTGGCAACCAGATTATTGAAGACGCCTTTGCCCAGTTTGCCCTTAAAGGCAACTGCACAGCAGATGGTCGCCTAAGCTGGATCGATCTTCAGAAATATGTGATAGAAGCGGCTGCGCGTGATGGCGAGGCGATTATTCAGATCGTGCCTAACCGTGTATTTATTCACGGTATTGCATTCCACCCTATCGAATCTGACCAGATTGATGAGCAGAAGAATGAGAAGCTGCGCAATGGACGCGAAATCCGCATGGGCGTTGAGGTCGATGAGTTCCAGCGTCCTGTTGCCTATTGGGTGAAGAAGCGTCACCCTGGTGATTCTGAGTTTTCGTCCATCTCTATCAATTCGTCTAACCGCATTGACGCGAAGAATATCATCCACGTTTACGACCCCATCCGTGCGGGTCAGACACGCGGTGAGCCTTGGATGTCACCAGCAATAAGCCAGTTGAAGATGCTCAACGCTCACCGTGAGGCTGAGTTAGTAGCATCGCGTATGGCTGCGTCTAAGATGGGCTTCTTTACCTCAGATACTGGCGAGGATGCCCCAGCCGACGATTACGACAACACCGTCCCGATCATCGATGCTGAACCCGGCACTTTCCACCAGTTGCCTAACGGCGTTGACTTTAAGCCGTTCGACCCATCGCATCCGGCAACTGCATTCAGCGATTTCCAGAAGGGCATTATTCGCGGGATAGCATCTGGCCTTGGCGTATCTTACGCTGCGTTGTCGAACGATCTTGAAGGCACTTCTTACAGTTCCATCCGTCAGGGTGCATTGGAGGAGCGCGACTCTTACAAAATGATGCAGCAGTTCCTAATGGAACATTTCATCATCCCAGCATACAATGCTTGGCTTATGCACGTTATGGAGTTTGGTTTTATTCCAATTCCAGCATCGCGCTTTAACAAGTTCTCGTCCGCTTCAAGTTTCCGCCCCCGTGGTTGGCAGTGGGTCGATCCACAGAAGGAAATCAACGCAGCGGTTACTGCGATGCACAATGGTGTTATGTCCATGCAGGATGTTGCTGGTCAGTATGGCCGCGATGTTGAAGAGACATTCAGCCAGTGGCAGCGTGATAAAGAAATGGCTGATACCTTTGGCCTTGAACTGGCCTTCTTCCCGTTCGGCGGGAATGAGGCTACTAAGGGTGTTGAGGTTGAGGACGATAATGACGCGGATGATGAGGACGAGCCAGTACCTCGCCGACAAGAGGTTGTCGTCAATATCAAGCAAGAACAGCCACAGAAGAAACGCTCCGTCAAGTTGGTGCGTGACGAAAAGGGCGTTGTCGTAGGCGTAGAGGCTAACGAGGAATAATATGGCAATAGTCACAGCCCTTTGTGAATCCTACAAACGGGAACTCCTGATGGGGCTTCACGCGATCACTGACGACTATCGCATGGCGCTGTATGTTGACGGTGCGCGTCTGTCTGCCGCGACCACAGCTTATAGCGACAGCAACGAGGCTATAGGCGAAGGTTATGAGGCTGGTGGCATCCCGATCCCCAATATGCGGGTCGAGAGCAACGGACCTGAGTTTTATATTGACTTCGATCCAGTGGTGTACGCTCGGTTGACAGTTGCAGTTGATGGATGTTTGATATATAACGCATCCAAAGAAAATCGGTCAGTTGCTGTGTTCAACTTTGGTGAAACGCTCACCGCACGGAACGGCAAGATTGAGGTAGAGTCCCCACGCGGAATAGTCCGCTTAAAATGAGGCTGAAGAATGGCTAACGCAATATACCCACTTTACAAGCAAGCCTTGCTTGATGGTGATGCCAACATCGATCTTAACGATCTTACTGTAAAAGTTGCCTTGGTTGATACGGGAACCTACACCTATTCGGCTGCTCACCAGTTCCTCACCTCGCTCACGGGCGTTGTTGGTACGGCGCAGACCATTGCTGCAACTACTGTGACCAACGGTCTATTTGATGGTGACAACGTTACTTACACTGCGGTTACGGGCAACTCGGCTGAAGCATTGGTCATTTACATTGACACTGGCACTGCTGGCACATCGCGTCTTGTAGCGTTTATTGATACTGGCGTAACCGGATTGCCAGTAACGCCAAATGGCGGTGACATTACGGTTACTTGGAACGTTTCGGGTATATTCCAACTTTAAGGCTACTTTATGCTGCTTTTAACTTCGACTTCTGACATTATCCGCGTCGTCACAGGCAGCGCGGCTGACGTTGACGCGCATGTGTCTTATGTGGACATTAACGGCACAACGGTAACGCCGGGGCGCACAAATACACCGCCGATTACTTCCGCCACGACCACGACCATTGCTGGCTCTCCTGCTGCGTCTACCCAGCGCAACATCAAGGCGATCTATATTCACAACGCCAGCGCAACTGTGTCTACGACTGTAACTGTGCAGCACTTTGATGGCACGACAAACGTTGATTTGGTGAACTGCACCCTGCTTCCTGACGAGCATCTCAACATGAATGAGAATGGTTCTTGGGTTCACCGTTCAGCTACACTGGCAGAATATACCTATCAAGCGCCAAATAATGCAAACTTAGGTATAAGTGGAACACTGGCTGAAAGTATGCCGCGTGAGATTTGCCCAGAAGTTAACACTTCGGTAGCTGGCTCCGGCGTACTAAATATGCAGCTTATCTACCTGACTGCTGGCCAGTTGATTTCTAAAATCACACTATGTAGCGCAACTACTGCTGCTGGTACGCCAACAAACTATTTCTTTGCGCTGTATGACGGCAACCGGAACTTGCTGGCACAGTCTGCAAACCAGACTACAACGGCATGGCCTGCCAACACCGTCAAGACGCTGGCAATGACTTCACCGTATCGCGTTCAAGTGAGCGGCGCTTATTACATCGGCTACTTTATGACCGCCACAACCCTCCCGACAATTAAAGGCGGAACGGCGAGAACGGGTGGTCAGTTGGCGGCTGTTGCGCCCATCATCTTTGGGTCAAGCACAACCGGCCTGACCACGGCGCTACCAAACCCTGCCGCCGCGCTTGCATTTGTGGTGACTAGTATCTACGCTGCAGTAAGCTAATGACGGAAGGGGTATTTGATCCCCAACTGGTTCAAGTTGCTTGGTTCGACCCAGACTTGCAGCCAGCGGGTTGGTTTGATGATGATTCTGTGGCTAATCCCACGGGACCGTCAAACCAAACTCTGACGCCTACGCTTTTTACTAACAGCCAGACTTTCTACGCCCCTGCCAGAACGTCAACTAATACCATTGCGCCAACACTGGTAGAGAACAACCAGACATTCTATAGTCCAACGGTTGCACAAATAACAAACCTTACGGCTTCGTTATTTACCAATACCCAAACATTCTACGCACCAGCGGTTGCGGCCACAAGCAATCTGACTGCGGCTCTATTCACCAATAACAATACGTTTTTCGCACCTACGCGGACATCAAGCAATACTATTGCACCGACACTGGTTGCCAACGACCAGACATTCTACGGCCCAACGATTAGCCGCGTAAGCAATATTGCGCCTACGCTATTTACCAATAGCCAAACATTTTATGGCGCAGCGGTCACGACCACCAAAGCGTTATCTGCAAGTCTATTCACGAATAGTCAAACATTCTACGACTCTACGGCAAATAGTTTCAACACAATCGCACCTCCGTTATTTGCGGATAGCGATTTCGTATTCCCACCTGTCGTTACACAGGTTGGTGGACCACAAACTCTGACGGCATCGCTGTTTACCAACACCAACACATTCTTCCCAGCAAGCATTGGCGCTACTCCCATCCAGCCCATCTTAGGCGGTGGATCACTTGTAAGGCCACGGCGTAAGTTCCGTCCGGCTATCCTCATTGACTTGCCAGAGGAAGAAAAGAAACTTCCTGACGTAAGCGCCAAGACAATCTTAGCGGGACTGTCAGCAACTGTCTCTGTCGGCTCTGTGGTGGCCACATCGCCTGATCCAATCAACTCGCGCACCAGCTTGGCGTTCACGCAGATCGAAACATATATGCTGGGCGTCAGAGCGGAATCCAGTTGGAACGACCCAAGCGACGATGAACTGCTGTTTATTCTTGATTTCGCATTAGATTAACAGCGTGATTGATTGTTGCTTGGTTTGATGTTATTGTTTCGTCGAAACGCTTTTTGGAGCAATTTATGTCAGAAGTTGAGGAACGAGCCACAATCAAGGTCGAGATAGAAATCGATACTGAGGACCATCCTGATATGGAGGCAGTTGACGAGGAGGCCATGCCCTCTGAAGAAGAGCGCAAGGACGCTGATCTTGAGCGCCGTTCTGCCGTTGTTGACATTGCTGTTCGTGGCGTTGACGAGAAGAAGCGCACTGTATCCATTGCGGTGTCGTCTGAACTTCCCGTCGAACGCTCGTTCGGAAAAGAAATCCTTGTTCATGAGTCGAATGCCATTGATATGGCGTTTTTGTCATCTGGCCGTGCGCCGTTGCTACTCGACCATGATATGGAGCGCCAAATTGGCGTGATTGAATCTGTTGGTCTCGATGCTGATAGGGTGCTTAGGGCGAATGTTCGCTTTGGGCGCTCTGCTTTGGCGCAAGAGATTTTTCAGGACGTTGTCGATGGCATCCGGGGGAACGTCTCCGTCGGCTACCGCGTCAACAAAATGGAGCGATCCGCGACGAATAAGGACGAGTACCTTGTTCGCTCCTGGTCGCCCCTTGAGGTATCTGTCGTTTCTATCCCCGCTGACCAGTCAGTTGGTGTGGGTCGTAGCGCGGCTGCTCTCGAACCCCAACCTAAAGTTGAACCATCCATCAAAAAGGAAGTCAAAATGACTGACGAAGTAAACTTGGATGCGGTTCGGGCCGAAGCAAATGCTGCTGCCGCCCGTAACGCCTCCGAAATCATCGCGCTCGGCGCTCGTCACAACAAGCGTGACCTCGCAGACGCAGCCCTCCGTTCGGGCAAGAGCATTGAACAGTTCCGTGGTGAACTGCTTGACGTAATCGGTTCGGACAAGCCGCTTGAAAACGAAAACATTGGCCTGACGAAAAAAGAAATCCGTCAGTTCTCGGTTGTTCGTGCAATTGCTGCTCTCGCCAACCCAAGTGACCGTCGCCTCCGCGAAGCCGCTGCATTCGAGTTTGAAGTCTCGGAAGCTGCTGCACAGCGTTATGGCCGTGGCGCACAGGGCGTTATGCTCCCAACCGACATTCTCGGCGTCTGGAAGCGCGACCTGAACACCGCTGACGACAACGAAATCGTTGCAACCAACTTGCTTGCTAACGAGTTCATCGACGTTCTGCGCAACTCGTCGTCTGTCATGCAAGCTGGTGCGCGTATGCTCCCCGGTCTGGTTGGCAACGTAGCAATCCCTAAAAAGACTGCTGCTTCTTCGGCTGGCTGGATCAGCACTGAAGGCGGCGCTGCTGCTGAGTCGGAAGCGACTTTCGGCACTGTCTCCTTGACGCCAAAGAACATTGGTGCGTTCACTGACATGACTCGTCAGTTGATCCTCCAATCGACACCAGCAATTGAGCAGTTGGTCCGTGACGACTTGACGCAATCGCTGGCACTGGCAATCGACAAGGGCGCATTGGAAGGCACAGGCCTTTCCGGTCAGCCAACTGGTATCCTCAGCACTGTTGGCGTTAACAAGCCAACCTCGTTTGCTGCTGCGGTTCCAACCTTTGCTGAAATGGTTGCGATGGAAACTGCTATTGCAGAAGACAACGCTCTGTTCGGTAACTTGGCCTACATCACGGACGCAGCCACTTACGGCGGTCTGAAGACTAAAGCTAAGGACGCTGGTTCGGGCATGTTCGTACTTGAAGGCGGTCAGGCTAACGGTTACAACGTAATCCGCACTCAGCAGTCAACTGCTGGTAACGTTTACTTCGGTAACTTCAGCGACTGCATGATCGGTATGTGGGGTGGCCTCGACCTGACGGTTGATCCATACACTGCATCGACCACTGGTACTGTTCGTATCGTTGCGCTTCAGACGATTGACGTTGCACTTCGCAACCCAGTCTCGTTCGCATACAACAACGACGGCGCATAATAGATGTTGAGGGCCGATATTTGGAAGTCGTATCGGCCCTCGACTCCTTCGGAGAATGACATGCAGTACAAATGTATTCGTGGCGTTGTAACGTCTCAAGGTCCGCTTACTCCGGGCGATGTTGCTACTCTCCCACATGGCGAGGCCTTGGTGCTTATCGCTGCCAAGAAAATCGAAATCTTTGAAGAGGCTGTGCGCGTAGCTGAAGCCCCAAAGGTTGAGCATCGCGATCCTGTAATCAAGCGCGGTCCTAAGAATGGGCGTTGAGAGCGCAGATGACATTCTCGACTTTTTCACAGTCGATGATTTTGCAGATACTGCCACTTACACTCCCGTAGGTGGCAGTGCTGTTTCTGTGAATGGCATCTTCGATGCTCCACAGGCCAGCCGTGGCGCAACAGACCTGATGGACATCACAATCCCATCGCCGCAGTTTGTTTGCCGCACTGCTGATGTGCCTTTGGCTGCTGATGGTGATGAAATTATTATTCGCTCTGTGGCCTACAACGTGCGTGTTGTGCTGACAGACGGCACAGGTGTATCGACGCTTATACTCGAAAAGGTGTAACATGGCGCATGTTCGGCAGCAGATCAGGGACTATGTTGCCGACCTGTTGGTTAACTTTATCTACGATAGATTCGGGATTATAATACAAGATCGTTTTGATAATGATCTTCAGGTACGCAATAGCGGACAAACAGGTTCATTGTATAAATTTCGTCGGTATGCCCTGGACGAAGAAAGTCTTCCTGCGCTTAATGTTTACACTACTAGCGACATATCTGGAATTGTAACTATGGGCCAGAAGACCATAAGCCACAATCTTGAGTTAAGGGTAGACATTATAAACAAGGGTGCAAGCACAAGCATATTTGAAAGTGTTGAGCAATTCTTTGTTGATTTGATGAATAAGGTGGAAGGCAGCTTCGATCTAAGCGGGTTGGTGAAAAAATCTATTCTGGCAAGTTCAGAATTTTCTGTCAAAACTGATGGCGAAAAGGCCATCGGCTCTGGCAAAATAATATTTAATATGCAATATATAACCGCTATAAACAATTGTCAGGTATCGATTTAATGGCGCATATCAACCAACAGATAAGAGATCGTGTAGCAACGATCATTGAGGCGTTGCCGTTCTTCTCTGGTCGCGTTTACAAAATGCGATCCTATGCTCTGGATGATGCAAAACTTCCAGCGGCAGTGATTTACACCAATAGCCAATCTTCATCTCTTGCTACCATAGGCTACAGGACGCTGCGCGGTTCTCTTGATCTTGTTGTAGAAATTTATATTAAGGGAGCCAGCGCAACAATAGCCGACCAGATCGACGATGCCTGTGTTTTAATAGAGGACGCCATAGGGTCTGATTTCTCATTGAACGGATTGGTCAAAAGCTGTATTCTGAGTGAAAGCAATATTGACATTAGTGTCGAGGGTGAAAAGCCAATTGCCAATGCGCGATTGTCTTACTCCGTAGATTATGTTACATACATTGCGGATGCGGAGACACCAAGATGAAGATGGTCAAAGTTTACAACAAAACTGGCGATGAGATACTCGCCTGTGAGGTTGATCTAGAGCAATATCAGTCGAAGGGCTGGGATGTTAAGAAGGCTGCAAAGCCAAAGGTTCAAGCAGAGAAAGTCGAGGAGTCTGAGTAATGGCTACGCATACTGGCAGTGAAGGAACGCTCAAAGTTGGTGCGAACACCATCGCAGAGATTCGCTCCTATTCTCTGGAAGAAACCGCTGACACTGTCGAAGATACTTCGATGGGTGATAGCTATCGTAGCTTTAAAACGACACTTAAGGGTTGGTCAGGCTCCGTAGACGTATTCTGGGACGAGACTGATACGAACGGTCAAGTTGCCCTTGTGGTTGGCGCTCAGGTTACAATCAGCGTATTCCCAGAAGGTGCGTCGGCTGGCGTATCTGAAAAGTATTACACCGGAACAGCGACTGTGACAGGCAAGACCATCACGGGCAGCTTTGACGGCATGGTGGAATCGACAATCACGCTTCAAGGCACTGGTGCTTTGACTGAAGCAACACTGGCGTAAGGATAAGACATGGCTACCCATACTGGTTCAGAAGGCACTGTACGCATTGGTGCGACCAATAACGTGCTTGAAATTCGTTCGTATTCGGTTGAGGAAACTGCCGATACTGTTGAAGACACTTCAATGGGTGACAGCTATCGCACGTTCAAGACTACCCTGAAGGGTTGGTCTGGTTCAGTTGATGTGTTCTGGGACGAAACTGACACCACGGGTCAGGGCGCATTGGTCCCTGGCTCTGAGGTAGCCATCCGGTTCTATCCAGAGGGCGCTACAACCGCAGACGTTTATTTAACAGGTCAAGCCATTGTTACTGGCAAGACTATCACAGGCAGCTTCGATGGTATGGTGGAATCCACTATCACTGTTCAAGGAACAGGGGCTTTGACTAGCGCGGCTGTATAATTAGAAGGATAAAATATGAGTATTGCCAAGCGTATCGCAGAGCGGACATCGAATAAGCGTCACATCGACGTTGCAGAATGGGGTGATGAAGGCAAGCCAGAGAAGGTCTATTATGGCCCTCTGCTTGCTGGTGAACTGAACCGCATTCAGCGCAAGCACCCTAACTTTTTGGGTTCCGCATCATTTGATGCAATGGTTGACCTTATCATTCTCAAGGCTGAGAATGGTCAAGGTGAAAAGCTGTTTACGCTTGAGGACAAGGCTGTTCTGATGCGTGAAGAAGTATCCGTGATCTCGACTGTCGCCGCTGCATTTATGAGCGGAGATAGCGTCGAGGAGCAGGAAAAAAACTAAGAAACGATCCGCTTAGGTATAATCTTATTACCTTGGCGGATCGGCTCGGCAAAACCATTGCGGAGATTGAACAAATCTCAATTGAAGAGTATAACGAATGGGTAGCATTCTTCAAAGTGAGTGAGGAAAACCAGAAGCGTGGCAGAGCAAAATCTTGATTTCAATATCATTGCCCATACGCAGGGCATGGAGCAAATCGCTAATCTGATTAATCGGGTTGGTGCGCTTGAGGCTGAAACCAAGAAATTAGCCGCTGCTAATACTGGCCTTGCTACATCAACTGATGCTGTTATCCGAAACGGCAAGCGTTACAATAATGCGCTGGACGCCCAGTCTAAAGCCCTTCGCAATAGCCGCCAAGGCGCACAGCAACTTGGTATGCAGTTCAATGACCTTGCGACTTCCATATCAACTGGTGCAAGCCCAGCGCAAGCATTTAACCAACAGATTGGTCAGATCGGTTTTGCGCTGTCTATGATGGAGGGCCGCGTTGGCGCTCTGGGTCGCCTTATCGCTGGCCCTCTCGGCATCGCCATTATCGGCGCAACCGTATTGCTCCAGCAGTTTAAGGGAAAGACTGAAGAGACTAGTGAGGCAACGGCGAATTTCGGCGATTATGCCATCGCTACTTTTGCAAGCATTGGTGAAGCAATCGCCAACGGCTTAACTCCCGCTATTGAGGCAGTCCAACCAGCACTTACGGCCCTTGAGCCTGTAATCGACAGCGTTGGTACCTTCTTTGAGAACCTTGGCGTTGTTGGCGAGAAGGTCGCTAATGGCCTTATCCGCACATTTGTGATCGCCGTAAACTCAATATCTATTCTTGCAAGCAATTCGTTTGGCATGGTCGCTGAGTTGGTTATTGGCACAATCAACGTGGGTGTGCGCGCTGTAAACTCGCTGATCGCAATGGTTGAGAACTCAATCAACAAGATGGGCGGTTACATCAACCAAGTTTCCGGTATTTTCAGCTTGGGCTTTCGCGTAGGCGAAGCTAATTTCGGTCGCCTTGAGACGGTCACAAATAAGTGGGCTGGTACAAGCAAGAAAGCTGCCGCTGAAGTTGGCGCTGCGTTTCGGAAAACGCTTTCTACTGATTTCATCGTTGGCAGCGATATATCTAGCAGGGCTGACGCTTTAGCGGCAGCTAGAAACACCGCCGACAAAGCAAAGGAAAAAACGAACGGCGGCGCGGCCAAGGGCGCGGATGCAGCTAAAAAGATAAAGGAAAAGGGCAAGGATAGCCTTCTTGGTTTTTACGAAGAACTATTTGCAAAGGAACTTGCTGAAAACGAAAAGGATATGAACAAGGCGGCTGAAGACCAAGTTAAGGCGATACTTGAGACAACCGCCAAAGTCAGTCCAGAAATGGAAGCAATCCAGACCCGCACAGATGAACTTAATCAATCGTTCGAATCCTTCGGCAACTCTGTCAGCGATGCCTTCAAGGGTATGCTTACTGGTGCGATGTCGTGGAAAGATGGTATGCGCAGCCTCATCAGTTCTGTGATTGACCAGTTGTGGAAACTGTTTGTTGTGCAGCAGATTGTCGGACTTGTTACTGGGGCATTAGGTGGAGCAACTGGCACACCAAAAAGTTTTGCGCGAACAACTTCTGTAACACCGCCGTCAGGTTTTATGCCGGGTTTTGCGAATGGAACGTCATACGCCCCCGGAGGCATGGCGCTTGTCGGTGAACGCGGCCCCGAATTGGTTAATTTGCCAAGGGGCAGCCAAGTAATACCCAATCATAAATTAGGCCGTAGCGGCGGCGGAAGCCCCATTAGCATCAGCGTAGACGCCCGTGGCTCAAACGATCCAGCCGCAGTCCGCGCTCAGGTGCAGCAGGGCATACTTGAGGCTGCTCCGGCTATCATAGCGGCAGCAGAGTCACGCACAATCTCAAGCCTTCGTAGGCCGCGCCTCGGTGGAGCAATGCAGTAATGGCTACAATCACATATCCTTCAACGCCAAGGCCACAGGGCATGGCATGGCGGCTGGTTATGCCAGCGCAGACGAACGTATCTGATTGGACGGGACGGCGTCAGACGCTTGCCTCTGGCCGTGGATGGTGGGAAGCCCAGATCACCTTCCCGCCAATTGTAGGCACACTCAGCATCAATGCTTGGCGCTCTTTCATTGCCAAATCGCGTGGTGCGGCAAACGACTTTCAGGTTCCCGTCGATCCTGTTGCGCAGTCGGCTGCAACAGCAACCCCACTGGTGAACGGCGCTGCTCAGACAGGCCGGACGCTGAACACTGATGGCTGGCCCCTGTCCACTACCGTCTTACAGGCGGGTCAGTATGTGACCATTAACAACCAGCTTTTGCAGTTGACTGAAAACGTCACATCTAACGGCTCTGGCGTTGCTGTGCTGACGTTCGAGCCGCCGATCCGCACATCGCCAGCAGACAATGCTGCGATTGAATATAAGAACCCATATTGCCTAATGTATCTGGTGGAGGAGCCAACGCTTTCAGTTGAGACAGGTTATGTATATAGCCTATCACTGAACCTACGGGAGTCCTTTTAATGGTTGATGCAACCACACAGGCTGCGCTTGAAGCCACAGTCGTTAACTGGCGGGTGCTTATTTACGCTGACTTTGTTGGCGATGTTTTGCGCGGCACAAGCGGCCTTTACGACAAGGTTATTTCTGGATCGGGCGACACTGAACTGGATGGAACTTACGATAGCTTTGATCACAATCTAATAAATGTATCCCCTGTTAAGCACAGTGAAACAGGTTCTGATACCGTCGCAATTTCAATGAGCGGTCTTATCGTAAACAATGCTGACTTTTTAGCTATTATTGGCGACAAGTCAAAATGGCAGGGGCGCATTGCTAGGCTTTGGTTTTATTGCGTTGACCAGAATGAGAGCCAAGTTGGTTCTGTAATACCTTATTACACTGGGTACATGAACGAGGTAAGTATTTCTGGCGGCGCGGGAAGCCAGACAGTCACACTTACAATTGAAAACTATTTGGCAAGTATTGCTGGCGCACAAAATAAGACATACCTTATTCAAAACATTTTTGATGCTGGTGATCTTAGTGCGGAAACATCTATAGCGGCAGCGAACGGTATGGCTGAAGCTGGTAGCTACAGCTACGGTGGGGGCGGCGCTGGCGAAAACGATTATGGGATGTCGAATTTCAGATGAGAATATCAACTTGGGAAGACGCCTTATCTGGCTACATTGTCGCCAAGCGCCATGAACCGTTTGAGTATGGCGTAAATGACTGCTGCCTGTTTGCCGCAGGAGCCGTTGAGGCCATAACTGGCGAAGACCCTATGTCTGAGTTCCGTGGGCAATATGATAGCCTTAAAACTAGCCTGAAGGCGATTAAGGATATTGGCGCAGGAACGCTTGAAGAGACGATGGACGCCAAGTTCCCAGAAGTAGAAATAGGTCATGCCCAGCGCGGCGACTTGGCTTTCTTTGATGGCAGCGTTGGTGTAGTAATGGGTGGCTTCGCTTACTTCGTTTCAGACGATGGCTTGGAGCGCATCAACCGATCCTTATGGGATAAGTGCTGGAGTGTAGGCCGTGGGTAAAACTCTAAAAACTATTGCATTGGTTGCGGTTGGTGTTGCGCTTGTCGTTTTATCAGGTCCAATCGCCACTGCAATTGGCGCTGGCGCTGCCACCGCCGCCGCAATTGCTGCCGTAGGAGCTTCACTAGCCCTTTCTACAGCCTCAATGGCGCTGTTTGGCCCAAAGATACCAAAGACACAAATATCACGCCTGAACGTCAGCCTAGACCCGTCAACGCCACGAAAAGCTGTGTTCGGCACAACGGCGATGCCTCTTGATCTTCGGTATCATGAATCCAGCGGCACAGATCAAGAGTATGTTGATTATATTATTGCTGTTGCGGCTCATAAAGTTGCGTCTATTACGGAAATATGGTTTGAAGAAAAGCAAGCATGGACACTCGCTGGCGGTGTTACAGGCACTTACTCTGGTTATCTGACTGTTACTGTTCGCACTGAGGGAACGGCTGGCAACTACATTTCAATTAACGGTGGTGGCAAATGGGGTTCGACCCGTCGCCTTACTGGCTGCGCTTATTTGCATCTTCGCATTAAGCGAACTGGTCTTACCAAAAAAGCAGAGAGTCCACTGGTAAGTGGCTTGCCCAGCCGCGTAACTGTTATTGGCGACGGCGCTTTGCTTTACGATCCGCGCAAAGATAGCACAGTACCCGGTGGCTCTGGCTCACACCGCGCCACAGATCAAAGCACTTGGGGCGCGTACACAAATGCGGATGACACCGATAACCCTGCCCTGCAACTGCTATGGTGGCTGCTTGGTTGGGAGATCAACGGCAAGTTATCTGTTGGCTGTGGTGTTCCCTATACCCGCATCGACATGGAGTCGTTCATTACAGCAGCGAACGCCTGTGATGAGAATGTAACCTTGGCAATTGGCGGAACTCAAAAGCGTTACCGCACCAGCGGCACAGCATCTGATGCTGATGACCGTATGGAAATTATTAACAACTTGCTTGCGTCAATGAACGGTACGCTCCGTGACAATGGCGGCAAGTTGACAGTAACGGCAATGAAGAACGACCTTGCCGACTATGTGCTTACCTTTAATGAAGGCGACATGCTGGGTGAGTTTGATTGGCAGCAAACTCGCGGATTGACGGAAAACTACAACATTGCCCGTGGCCGTTATGTCGATCCATCAGCCAACAGCCTTTATCAGATGGTTGACTACCCAGAAGTAGGCTTTGCGGCCCCTGATGGGATTGAGCGGGTTATGTCCCTTGATCTTCCATATGTCGAAGATGGTCGCCGTGCGCAGCGCATTGCCAAGCAAGTTTTGCAGCGCAATCAGTATCGCGGCATGTTCTCTACAACCTTTAACGCCAAAGCATTGGGTTGTCAGGTCGGTGATGTTGTCCGCATAAACCTTGAGGCATTGGGCTGGTCGAACAAACTATTCCGCGTTGTTAGCCAAGAGATTCGCTTTGACGGTCAAGTGCCAATGGCGTTGGTCGAAGAAAACGCGGCTATCTACGCATGGGATGCCAATGAAGTTGCGCCTATAACGCCAACTGCGCCGACCATTTACAATCCGCTCAACAGCCCATTCATTCTTGGCATTGAGCAGACATTCGATCTAATCGCAAAACTTGATGATGATGGAATACTGACCATCGATGAGAAGATTCGTATTCTGATACCAAAGGCGGCTGAACTAGAAAGTTCATATCAGGCGCTGTTTTCAATTGCGACCACACGGGCGATTTCGACAACGAATGTCAACACAAAGAGGACTGCTTGGCTCAATCTGCTTGCTGCGATTACGCCAGCTTGGAATAACACAGCCGAAGACTCGCCAGTTGTTCGTAACAGCTTAGACACTGCTTTGCAGGAATATGTAAACGAACTTGAGTTGCTGAATAAGGCAGTGGCGGAATACACCACACGGAACGTCAACAGGGGCGAGTGGTCAGGCTCGTCCGTGTCATACATTGTTGGCGATTTTGTGCAGCGCAACGGATCAAGCTATTCCGTAATCATTGCCCATACATCAACGGCCCTTAATGGCCCTCCCGGAACAAATTGGGCGCTGCTGGCTTCGCAAGGTTCTACGGGCGCTACTGGCGCTACTGGCGCTACTGGCCCCGCTGGTGCTGATGGCGCACCAGGCGCTGCCGGAACTGCGGCAATCACTGGCTATCTTACCAGAGAGGCTGTTCAGTTATTCTCCTATGCTAATGGCGGCGTTGTTTCCTATGGTCCAGCGACGGGAACCTTTAAGGTGTTCAGCGGTAATACGGATGTAAGTTCATCATTCTCGCTTTCGACCCTGAGCAACCCACAGACTCTGACTGTCGGCTATTCCTCTCAAACATATTCTGTAACTGGTGGCTTTGATGCCAATGAGGATACAGCCAGCCTTACAATCCGCGCTACCGGATCAGGAACATATGCTGGGGTAACGCTTGATAAGGTGCTTTCGCTATCTAAGGCAAAGGGCGGTTATGAGATAGTTGCGACATTGCCAACTACTGATTTGTTTGAAGGCAGGGTCGTTTTCCTTACATCAGACGATAAGCTGTATCGCTACAATGGAACGGCGTGGACATCAGCAGTTCCTGCGGTTGATATTACTGGAACAATTACCGAAACACAAATTGGCACAGATGCGATCACAACTCCAAAAATAGCTGCCAACGCAGTAACAGCAAACGAAATTGCTGCGAACACAATCACTGCCGGACAAATCGCAAGTAATGCCATCACTGCGGATGAAATAGCGGCTGGCGCTGTGACCGCAGCGAAAATAAATGTGACGCAATTGTCAGCCATAACAGCGACAATAGGAACGCTACGGACGGCCACCACTGGTGAGCGAGTTGAAATATCTGACAACATTATTAAGGTATTCGATGCGACCAGAGTGCGCGTTAAGATCGGCAATCTAAGTCTATAGGGAGCATTTGCTATGGCTTTTGGATTGGAGGCTTGGAACGCTAATGGCGATAAAACCATTAGCATAACATCAAAGGTGGCTAAATTCTTTGGCGTTGCCAGCATAGGAAATACCTACACTGGAACGGCAGTGTCTGGCACAATCACTGACACAAGGTTTACGGCGTATTCTGGTCATGTTGCGTTTGCCATGCCTATAACTGGCGGCATCGACCCAGACGGGAACACTGCGGTGTTTAGCATTAGTGGCAATGTCTTGACATGGAGTTTCCCCAATGGGGCTTCTTCCCCAGGTTCTCTGACAAGGCCGGACACAACTTTTACTTATGGGATATTCTAAATATGGCTTATGGAATAGAAATATACGCTGCTGACGGAACCCTACAGGCCAACTCTGAAATGATCTGCTGGTTTTGCAGAAAGACCGGAACTGGAACTACAGTATCTCGCGTAGTAGGCAATAGTTCCCCATCTTCGCTTACCGTAGATGTAAGTGGCATGACGAATCCTATCGTGGCGATAAAAATGGCTGGGTATAACGTAGCGAAGGCGGGTGGCAGCACATACGTTACAAGCGCACCAATAGGCACTTCGTACACTTATTATATTTTTGATTACGCGGCCTCTTTGCCAGCAAACTCTGGGTCATATGGAATAGAGATATTTAACGCCAGTGGGCAAAGAGTGTTTAATAGCAACTTCTTCCCAATGCAGGTTCTGAATATGCTCACAGGCAGCGCCAATGTTACGCACACTGGCAAAACCTTGGCGATAGCCAATGCTTCAATGGGCGGTTACGCCACGCGAGGCGATGTTTATTGCTATGATACTGGTGGACCAGAAATATGGGATGGATTCAGCTATTGTGCGTCACTTCGGATAATAAATGACTGCGACCTATATGGCGGAATACTCAGCAACTCTTTTCAAACAGTGGACACATCAGGCGTTAGTTTCGACGACGTTGTTATAACTGTTGGGGATTCAAGCAGCTACAATGTGCCACCGGATTGGGACACTCCATCCAAATTGCTAGTGATTGATGTAACCAACATTCCGGTCCCGCAGACTTTCTATTGATTGCGGACTTGACTGCAATACTCAGTTGGCATTTAAGCCATAAAATGATAGGAAGAAGTTATGGCCTACATCTATGACCTAACTGACAATTGGAACAATAGCGGGACCTCGTTCAACGGCATCAAGATTAATGTCACTGATGCTGCCAGTGCGGCTGACTCTAAGCTGCTTGATCTACGGATAAATGCTAATTCTAAGTTTAGCATCAGTAAAACAGGCAAACTCACTTCTTCTGATGTCATAGAAAGCACAACTGGTGGCTTTAAGTTTCCAGATGGAACCACACAAGCAACAGCAAGCCCCCTATCATTATCTGAACTAGATGATGTCGATTTATCAAATCTTGTTGATGGTAATGTTTTGTGTTATGCAGCGTCAGTCAATAAGTGGCAAAATCAGGCGCGTGAAAATCTTGTTGATGGGGGCAACTTCTAATGGCTAATACACTTAGGATTAAACGCAGGGCGTCTGGCGGCAGTGGAGCGCCAACTAGCCTACAGAATGCTGAGTTAGCCTTTAACGAAGTTGATAACGTCCTTTACTATGGTAAGGGAACTGGTGGCTCTGGTGGATCAGCGACAACTGTTGAGGCTATCGCTGGTAGTGGCGCTTATCTTGCTCTTACTGGCGCTCAAACAGTTGCTGGCGTCAAGACCTTCTCCGATACCATTAGCGGCTCAATCACTGGCAATGCTGGTACTGCTACAACGCTTGCTACTGCACGGGACCTTTCCCTCACTGGTGATGCAACTGCGACCCTGAGTAGCTTTAATGGTTCTGCCAACGTCAGCGCGGCCCTTACTCTTGCAACGGTAAACTCCAATGTTGGAACATTCACAAAGCTGACTGTTAACGGCAAGGGATTAGTAACCGCTGCTGCGAACGCGATCCTTAATGATATTGGCGCACCAACGTCCGCTTATTCGTTTAACTCACAGCGGATCACAAACCTTGCAGAGCCAAGCGCATCGACTGACGCTGCAACTAAGAACTATGTTGATAGCGTAGCGCAGGGCTTGGATGTTAAGGCATCTGTTGTAGCCGCGACCACTGCGGACATTACGCTCACAGCGCCACAAACCATTGACGGAATTTCTGTCATTGCTGGTGATCGTGTTCTGGTTAAGAACCAAGCAACATCTTCTCAAAACGGAATTTATCTCGTTGCTGCTGGCGCTTGGACAAGAGCCGCTGACGCTGACACTTGGAATGAATTAGTCAGTGCATTTGTGTTTGTTGAGCGTGGAACTGTTAATGCCGACGTTGGTTTTGTTTGCACAGTAGACCCCGGCGGGACGCTGAACTCTACAAGCGTTACGTTTACTCAATTTTCTGGCGCTGGCTCATACGCCGCTGGGAATGGATTAACATTAACTGGCAACACATTTGATGTCGTAGGTACAGCAAATCGAATTTCGGTTGCGGCTGACAGTGTTGACATTGCATCAACTTATGTTGGTCAGACATCAATCACCACGCTTGGAACGATTGGAACCGGAACGTGGAACGGATCGACCATTGGCATAGCTTATGGCGGTATTGGTCTAACAACTGCTGTTAATGGCTTGTTGAAGGGCAACGGAACGGCTTATTCAGTGGCTGTTGCTGGAACTGATTATCTTGATCCAAACAGCACTATCGACGGCGGCACGTTCTAATTTTCGGGGGTTGCGCCCCTTCACAATGCTCGGCTCTATAGCCAAGAAAGAGTAGCCCTATGGCAGCAACAATTATTCTTAAAAAGTCTTCTACGGCCAGTTCAATTCCTGCCGCTGGTTCTTTGCAGCCGGGTGAATTGGCAGTTAATCTTGCCGACGCAAAGTTGTATACCAAAACAACAGGTGGTACTGTAATCCTTGTTGGTTCGGGCGCTAGTGGTGGCAGCACTGCTGTTTCATATCCACAGAACATCCAAAGCGGCAACTACACGCTAGTGCTTGATGATGCTGGCAAGCATATCTATTCGGCCAACACTGGCGCTCAGACAATCACGATCCCGACCAACGCGTCGGTTGCTTTTGAAATTGGGGCGTTAATCACGATTGTGAACAGGGGAACCAACCCTATACTTTTGAGTGCATCAGGCGTTTCTATTTTTGTAAATAACTCGGCATCTGCGTTGTCAGTCCCAGTTGTGCCGGCGAATGCTTCTGTGCAATTACTGAAGACAGCGACAAACTCTTGGATTAGCACATTCGGCACTGTTGCAAGCTCGTCAAGCCCGACAGTTTCTTATTTGATTGTGGCTGGCGGTGGCGGTGGTGGGCGTGATGGTAGTAATGGCGCGGGTGCTGGCGGTGGTGGCGGAGGCGGCTTTCGGACTGGAAGCTCCGCTTTAACAAGTTTAACTACATACGCGGTTACTGTTGGCGCTGGTGGCAATGCGGCTACCGGAACATCAGGTGCATCAAACGGAAGTAATGGCGGCAATAGTGCTTTCAACAGCATTACCAGCACAGGCGGCGGCGCTGGCAATGGAGTAGCTGGAGGCTCCGGCGGCGGTGGTTGGTGGCTTGGCGCTGGCGGAGCGGGAACATCAGGCCAAGGCTTTGCTGGTGGCGCTGGTTCTTACCGTAGCGATTTCGGTCGCATTATGGGCGGTAGCGGCGGTGGTGCTGGCGCAGCAGCAGGGGCATCAAATGAAGGAGACCCCGTAGTTGGAGGTGCTGGTGCTGCATCAACAATTACAGGAACCACTGTTTACTACGCTGGCGGCGGCGGTGGCGGTGGGACTGCTGGAGATACGTCTGGCACTGGCGGCATTGGCGGTGGTGGCAATGGCTCCTCAACAGTTGGAACGGCTGGCAGTGCAAGCACAGGCGGCGGTGGTGGCTCTAATGCCAATGGTGGCTCAGGTGTTGTTATCATTTCATCCCCAACTCAAGCTGTTGCGACCACTGGCAGTCCAGGAGAGTCACGGGCAGGAACTAACTACGTTTACACATTTGCCTCATCTGGCTCGATTACATTCTAAGGACGTACAATGGCACATTTTGCAAAAGTAGAAGACGGCATCGTCACAGAAGTTCTAGTTATCGAGCAGGACGTTATCGACACGGGCCTATTTGGCGATCCTGCGCTATTCGTGCAGACATCGTATAACACACATGGCGGCATTCATCCCGAAGGCCGTCCGCTGCGTAAGAACTATGCTGGCGTCGGTTACGCATACGACGCAGATCGTGATGCGTTTATTCCGCCACAGCCTTTTGCCTCATGGACGATTAACGAAGATACTTGCCTATGGGATGCACCGGCAGCCAAGCCAGATGACGGCAAACCCTACTATTGGGACGAAGCAACGCTGGCATGGGTAGAAATAACACTACCCAGCGAAGTCAAATAGTGTTACATAATTTTTCAAACATACCTCTATTTTGGGGCGTACAATGAGCGTTCATACAATACTTAATCATTTGGGGGACAACGTGAAGCATATTGCTGACGGTTTGGCAGTGGCTGCTGCGTTTGGAACTTTGGTGCAGTTTTTGCCGCCATTGGCATCCCTTTTGACGATAGTTTGGATGTCGCTTAGAATTTATGATTGGTTGGAAGCAAGGTTCTCAGGTGGACGCTTGCCAAGAGATTAGGGTGTTTAATGACTCCATTAAAAATAGACGAGAACCTGTACCAATATTGTACGCCTCGTCAGAGGGAAACCCTTGAAGCCATAGATCGTCTTGGCAGTGCTAGGGCCGCGTCCGTTGAATTGGGCATGAACATTGGCGGCGCAAGCGAGACTTATCTCGCCGTCAAGAAAAAGGCCGCTAAGTTTGGTTATGCCCCAGAGCATGACTTCACTCGGCCAGTGCCGGATGGCTATGTAGCCAAGGGCGTCAGCACCTACTACAACGCTGAAGGCAAGCCAGCCGGACAATGGGTCAAGGCATCACTAAGCCATCAGGCTCTGGTGGACGCCATGCGTGAGGCCGTAGATGGCTTTAAGGACGAGATACTGCCAGCCAGTGTTATCATCGCCCCAGAAGGCTCTGAGGAGCATCTGTGCAACCTTTATACCTTTACCGATTACCACCTTGGCATGTTGGCGTGGCATAAAGAGGGCGGAAGCGATTGGAGCATCGCCATAGCTGAGAAAACGATTCTGGCTGCGCTGGTACAGATGGTCAATCAAAGCCCTAATGCGCACACAGCAGTACTCAATATCCAAGGTGACTTCTTGCATACAGACGGCAAGACACCTGTGACGCCAGCGTCAAAGCACGTTCTGGATGCTGACAGTCGCTTCCCTAAGATACGCCGCTCCGCGATCCGGATCATCCGCTCACTGGTGGCGATCTGTTTGCAACGCCATCAAGAGGTGCGCTTGATTATCGCTGAAGGCAACCACGACGAGGAAAGCGCAGGATGGCTGTCAGACCTGTTCGCGGTGCATTACGAAGAAGAGCCTCGCGTGGCTGTGAATGACAGCGTCCTACCGTTCTATGTGTTTGAATGGGGCGCTACCATGCTGGGCATCCATCACGGCCACAAGGTCAAGAACGAGTCCCTGCCGCTGCTGTTTGCGGCACAGTTTCCGCAAGAATGGGGTCGCACTACTCGGCGCGAAATCCACTGCGGGCATCGCCACCACAGGGACGAAAAAGAGTATAATGGCGTGACTGTGGTGCAGCATCCAACGCTTGCTGCTAGAGATGCTTACGCTGCCCGTGGCGGATGGATTGCGGACAGGGCGGCATGGGCTATAACATACCATAAGAAGTACGGCGCTGTAGGGCGTGTAATGATTACAACTGAAATGCTGGAGATAACATGACTGACGCAATAAACCCACCGCACTACCAAGATCACCCATCGGGCGTTGAGTGCATCCAGATCACGGAACATATGAATTTCTGCCTTGGCAATGCCATCAAATATATTTGGAGGGCAGGGCTTAAAAATAATGCTATAGAGGACTTGAGAAAAGCGCGGTGGTATATTGACCGCGAGATAGCAAGGATAGATCATGAGCAATTTTCCGATTAAGCGCATTGTGGTCCACTGCACCGCAACCCGTGAGGGCCAAGATGTAAGTGCGGCCACCATTCGCGGCTGGCATCTGAAGCAGGGCTGGTCGGATATTGGCTATCACTATGTGGTGCGGCTGGATGGTCGGGTCGAGAAAGGTCGCCCTGATACTGCCGTTGGTTCGCATGTAAAAGGCTGGAACACTGGCAGCATCGCCATTGTCTATGTTGGTGGTCTGGACAAGGACGGCAAGGCCAAGGACACGCGGACGCCAGCCCAGAAGAAGGCGCTGAAGGAAATCATCACCCGCATGAGGGCGTTGCACAAGAACGCACCAGTTATGGGCCACCGCGATCTGTCGCCTGACAAGGATGGCGATGGCGTGGTCGAGAAGCATGAATGGCTGAAAGAATGCCCCTGCTTCGATATGCCAGCTTGGTTTGCTCAGGGGATGCCAATATGATTAGCTTGCTGTGGACACCAAACGGACGCAGGGCCGCTGCCTTTGGGGCATTGCTCGGCGGCTGCGTCATTATGACTATCTTTGCAGCCGTGGGCGTGTGGTTAGTGTCGGGAAACGCCGCGTACACCTTCTACCTGGCACTGGCTGCTCATGCGCAGATTATGCTTGGCCTGACTGCGTTTACTGCATTGTTTGTGAAAAGAAGCATCAAGGCTGGCAAAGATGGAATTGAGATAACTGATGCTAACTAAATTTGTTCCGTATCTGAAGTTTGCACCATATGCAGGGATTGCCCTGTTCGCTCTACTGGCTGCCGTTCAGTACGGCAACGCTCGGCATTGGCAAAAGCAATATGCTGCCTCTGAAAAGGTAGTGGCGCAGTATGAGGCCGCACAGGTTGCTGCTAAAGAGTTAAACAAGGCTAAGGTCGCTGAGATTGAGCGCCAATATGCCGCTATATCAGAAAAGGCAGAATCCGATTATGAAAGACGTATTGCTGATAACCGCGTGGCTCTGTCTGAGTGGATGCGTAAACAAGCCAATAAAGGTAATACCGGAAGCACCGGAGCAAGCAAAGCCGCCCCAGTGTCCGGTGAAGTTGTGTCAGGAGCCGAAACGGCCATCGTTCCTGTTGCCGATCTCGAAATAGTCGCTGACGCCTACGCGCAGTTGGATGCGTTACGGGCTTGGGCGCTTGACGTTGGTAAGGTAGATTAAAACCGAATGTCCTCGTCGCCCCAGTCGTAAATATCCCAGCCGAAATTATCGTGCAGGAATTGGCGCAGGGTCATTCGCTTTGCTCCAATGCTGCGCGGGCTTCCGTCATAGTGTTGTTGAAAGCTTCGCCTGTTCCTGTTGCGTAGGCTTCAGCCAAATTAACAACGCGGCGTAGCAAGTCTGTTAGCCGCTCAATCTCTGCCGCTTGGGCTTCGATGCGGTCAGCGGCTTCCTTCATCGCAACGCGGTTCATCGCTGGGGCATCATGTTCTATCGGTCGGGTTGAAAAGCGTTTTAACCGCTCTACCAGCGCCTTGTCATCGTCAGTCATTGCCCCTTCTCCCGTATCTCAAAGCCAAGGGCGTCCAGTGCGGCGCGGAATTTTTCAGCGTCTGTTTGAAATCTTTCCGAAAGATACCAACCCATTTTTTTCATCGCCTCAACCAGCGGATCAGGCTTGGGCTTGGAGATGATGAATTGGTGGAGGAATTCAGCCTTGTCGATGTCGTCTGACCACTCTACTATAGCCTCAACCGCCATTTCAGCAGCATCGCTCACCTCCTGCTTGAAGTCAGCGAGTTCCTGCTTTAATTGCAAGATAGTTCCCCGATTCTGGGCGCAGGCGCGGCAAGTGAGGGGGTCGCCCACAGGCTGACCACCGGAGCGGCTTCCGTCAATGTGAACTTTGCCATACTCGGTCATTTGCTTTGTTCCTGTTCCCTGCGGCGCTTTGCTTCTGCGAAGGTCAAGCCCTCTGAGTTCCGTAGCGGAAATGCGCTATCTGATGATACACGATAGGGTTTGCCCATAGGGGCTGCTTGTGCTGGCTTAATCATCTGCCAATACCTCCGGTGCTGGCTGCAAGCCTTCCATAAACTTGGCCCAGACTGCCAAAGCGCCAACCATGAACGGGCCATCGTCCTGCTCACCATTTCTGATCTGGCGAATAAATTCCACGTTGCCGTGCGTCATCTCAACACGATCTGCGACTATGTTTCTAAGTTCATTAAGTGTCATATCAAAATACCTTTGCTAGTTTACGTTCCCAATGGCGCTTATCTTCGCCAGTGGTTCGCGCTGCATGATATTTAAACAGCGCAATAGCCAGTGGATCGTAACCACGGCCATCATGTGTGGAGACAGGCGGCGTCAGAGGAAGCGAGTTGTCCTCTATATGGGCTTTCTTGCGCGGTGTTGGGAACGAGATCAGAGCCTGTTCCAAATCCCTCATCTTATATGAAGTGCCATAGTCACGATTAATGTGGTTCAGGACCGCGCTTCGGTCAGTGATGTAGCCACAAAGGTGGCGAACCTTCTGTTTTATGTCATGTCTCATTTTTATAATCCTTAATATAATCAGATATTTGTATCTTGGCGTCTTCAGCGCCAGAGCAAATAAAGCACACATAACCCACAGAGGCAAGATAATTTATCCAATCTTTTTGCTCTGGCGATAATCTGCCGCCTTTGACCCGCTTCATTTCGATCCACAGCTTCAGTTCTGGGATAAACAGATCGGGAACGCCTGGGGTGACGCCCTCTACCTTCAGCTTGGCTGCAACTGCCTTTGATCGAAGGCCACCGTTCGGAATCGCAAATATCCGCATGGGTCGGTAGGTCTGGCGGAACCACATTACAACTTGGCGCTGTTCCTCATGCTCTGTTGGTATTCTGTCGGTCAAAATGGAACCTCCCATGACCAAGCGGCACATTGCCCTTGGCTATTAACGAAATCGGCTGGCGGATACATTGAAAATGCAAAGCACTTTCCGTCCCCTGCAAAATGGTCGCAAGTGTGGCAACATTGAGGCGGACCATCCTTGATCCACTCCTCATACTGCACCAAGAAATCCGGCTTAGGCAAACGCTTCATTATTCCATTCCCTTTTTAAAACCCTATGATATTTACCGTCGCGCTTATAGCTAATCACAATCGGTGGATGTGCGGCGTTCAGGCGCTCCGCCCAATCCTCAAGCAAACTTACACCATCAAATGTCGCCCCTGCGCTTTGCGCTATCTTGACCAACTGCGTTATGGCCTTTTGCCCGGCGTATCCCTCATGCGTCACAGGCAAATATTCAGTCACACTCGGATCAGTCAACTCGCCATAATATGACACGCAGAGCATATCTTTGCCACTGGTTTTGCTGGTGTGCTTGCGCCACAGCCAATCAGTGACCACCATCTCTGTGCCAGATACACCCATAATGTCATCGTTGTGCAGCTTCAGAACAGCCTTCTCAGGCTCAGGAAACGCCATCCCGCAAGCCGGACATTCCTTGGCACTGATGGCGACCAGTTCGTCACAGTTGTCGCAGACCTTGACCGGAGCCTCACCCGCCCCTCGCCCATCCTCACCCTTGCGCTGTGGCGGGGTAACATCGATGATTGGCCCATGTGTCCGCACAACCCCAGCGAAGTCAAGCACCAGGCAATGGTCGGTGTGGTCCTTCAGCCTCATGCCGCGACCAGCCATCTGGACATACAGGCTGGCGCTCATAGTGGGGCGCAGCATCGCAATCAGATCGATGTTTGGCGCGTCAAAACCCGTCGTAAGCACGTTGGCGTTGGTCAGCGCCTGTATCCGGCCATCCTTAAAGTCAGCCAGTATCTTTTCCCGTTCCTCCTTTGGCGTTTCCCCTGTCACACAGGCCGCACTGATGCCCTCGCGCCTGAGCGATTCAGCTATGGCGTGGGCATGGTGGACGCCAGTGCAGAAGAACAGCCATGACTTGCGATCCCCTGCCAAGGAAATCACTTCCCTGATGACGCTGTCGTTATTCTCGTCGGTATTGACAGCAGCTTGCAGTTCGCTCTCAATGAACTCACCGCCGCGCTTGTGGACGCCTGACAGATCGTAATTGGTCTTGGTGACCTTGGAACTAAGCGGGGCGAGGAATCCCTTCTCAATCAGTTCTGGAATGGTCACTGGGTCGAGCAAATCATCAAAGATGGCTGGCTTATCCGTAATCAGCCCATGCCCCAGACGATATGGCGTTGCCGTAAGACCGACCACTCGCATGGATGGATTGATAACCAGTAACGCATCCAGAAATGCGCGGTACATGCCAATCGCCTTATGGTTGACCAAGTGGCACTCATCGATGATGCAAATGTCGATGTGGCCTACACGGCTGGCCTTGCTGTGGATCGACTGAATACCAGCGAAGGTGATTGGCTCACCCAATTGCTTCCTGCGCATCCCAGCCGAATAGATGCCCATAGGCGCACCCGGCCAATGCTGTCGCATCTTCTCGGCGTTCTGTTCGATCAATTCCTTTACATGGGTCAGCATCATAATTTTAGTGTCAGGCCAATTCTGCACAGCATTCTTACAAAATGCCGCAACAATATGACTCTTGCCTGATCCTGTAGGCAGTACCAAGCATGGGTTGCCTTCGTTTTTGCCCATCCACTTGTATAGATCATCGATGGCGCGTTGTTGGTATGGTCGCAGCATCAGCCCACCACCTCCGCATCAGGGAACATCGCCTTAATCGACAGAACGACCTGATCATCCAGCGCCTCTGCGTTGGCGAGTATCTCGCGGCTCTTGTAGCCGCCCTTGCCATTCACGATCCACTTGTCGCCGATCTTCCACTTGACGCTGTGACCATCGTCTGAGCCTTCCATAGGCCAATGCACCATGTCTGGATGCAGGATGTGGTCATCGCAGCCTTCGTGCTGGAAATCCTCTGGGATGGCGTCGGCTTCATGACGCTCACAACGGAATGTAGAGTCCGCCATTGCAGTGCTATGCGCACAGGTGCGGCAATTGATCCGCTTGGTCGGCTCCTGCTTGTGGCAGAAGCTGTGTGCGGGACAGAACTTGCACTGATACCAGCTAGGGTCGGCACTGCACGGCTCAGGCATACGATCTGACATGGCGATCCGTTTGCCGCGTATAATCGCGTCCTCGGCCACCTTTTGGTCGTATTTCACACGCTCGGTATAGATGCGGTCATCGTCCTTGCAGACCGCCAGATAGAGCGCACGGTTAATGTTGGTCCCGTGCATATAAACTTGCATCTGGATAAAGTGCATGGGCTTGGATTTCTCCACGCCGTTCTTCACCATGTCATCAAATGATTTTTTCGAGTGCGTCTTAAACTCGGCCACATGACGCGCCTTGGGGGCCTCTGGGACGCCTTTCTCGATCACGCCGTCAAGACTGCCGCTTACATGGTTGCCAAAGTCTACGCGCCTCTGGCTGGAGCGAATGTCGATACCAATGTTGCGAAGGTCACGGATGATGGTGTCTTCCTCGCTGTGTCCACGACGGAACAGGCGCAGGATGCGACCATCGAAATCCTCGACCACTGCCCAGCGGAAGTTAATCCAAAGCCACCTGTCGCAATGGTGTCCCAAGAGGCTGACGCCCATGTGCGGACGCGGCCTAGACTTCTTGCTTGCATGGTATTGATCTATCATCGTTGCGATGGTATTAACTGGGTCGGGCAACTTGCTCATTGTGTTATCTCCTTTCCTACAAACTTCCCCCGCCCTAGTGATAGAGCGGGGGTTTTTGTTTACTTAGCCCAAGGTGGCTTTGCGCCGCCGACAGATGCGGTAGGCTCTGGAGAAGCTGATGCTGCGACCTGTGGCAATGCGCCTGATGCTGACTTGAACCCGCTAACTTCATTACGGGCATCATAACCATTTTCGGCTGGCTTAATCTTGACGCGGATGCAGATGCTACCGCCGACCAGTTCGTCAGTGTCTTGGATTTTAGCCAAGCCCACAGCCCGCATGATCTCACCAAGTTGCTGGCGACCAATCGCCTCGGCCCGTTCGCTCTGGTTGCGGACATTGACTGTGCCAAAAACCACACGGCCCTGCTGCGTCGGACCAGTGATGTCATAGCGCATGTCAATCTTTTGACCTGTGCCAGCCTTGGTATTGTTAAGTTCCGCCTTGGTAATGGTGGCGTTGTACCAGCCCTCTGGGATCAGATCATACGAACGATCCGAAACAGGAAGGCTGTCTGTCGAAAATGTTTCACCTAAAAATGCCATGTGATTAATCCTTTTTAACGATAGTGAATGATGGACGCCCTGGTGTTGAGGTAATTGCGTCCAGTAGTGGGGTAGTGATTGCTGGGTCGGTTGACTTCCAGACTGCCGCATTAATCTCCGGCTTCCACCGGAACAGGCATTCTAGATGCGCCATCAACCCATGCTCCACCGCAATCTCTTGCAGCTTCTCGCTGTTGATCTTGCGATTGATGCGGCCTTCGATCTTGACCTTGTAGCCGTCGGCTTCAAAGTTGGCCGTCTTGTCGAGGGTGGATGGGACGTTAAACTGCGCAACCATCTGATCCTCAATCTCACGGCGTCTGGATGTCGCCTCAGCTTCCTCGGCCTTGGCGGCTAACCAATCTTGGTAAATGTTCATCATGGCGCTTCTCCGTTCATCATTTGCTCAAAGCGAAGGCGAAGCAATTTAATTGCCGCAATATCATTTATATTGGGTCCTTTTCTGCGAAGAGTTTTGGATTTTACCCACATTCCATGAGCCATTAATGCATCGGCCCATAGTTCTGTGGCCCAATCAGCTTCAACAAAATCGTCGGTAAACTTTTTCCCATAACTCGCTAACAAATTTTCAACTTCTTTGAGAGTTTTGCGGCCACAATTTTCTAGTGCTAAAAACATGTCATCTGTCATGGAAGAAATAGCTTCCAAATTTACGCCAACATTATATTTTCCCAGATCATTGTTTTGCAAAACATTCCACGCTCGGCAGGTTAATTTTTCATGTTCAATTGGAGTTAGCGTCACGACACACCCCCAATCTTGCGAATGATCTCACCAAGGTCAGGGGACTCCCATGACGCCAACTTGCCGGAGCGATCCTTAGCCAACCATAAACCATCGCTGTCGCACATAATGGCACGTTGGGCATTGCCATCCGCATCGCGTTCCACACGCAGAGCCAAGACTTCGTCGAAGAAGTAGGGCAGACCCTGCGTCAACGACTTTCCCGGCATTGATGGATTATAAAGCAACTTGCCCATCTCGTCGGTGGATTTCTCCAGCTTGGCGCTCATGTAGACATGCTTGTTTGGCAAATCACGGAACGCACGGATCAGTTCCTGCATAACGGTGTTAAGTTCGCCATAAGCAGCGCGTCCATCCTTGTTGGTGCGCAGTTCATGTTGAAGGACAACCTCGGCCACTTCACTGATGCTGTCGAGTGCAACGCTTTCAAAGCCAGCGGCTTCTTCGCTGTCCTTGGCCCAGGCATACGCCTCGCGCAAATCTTCCATGTTCTTAATTTCAATATAGGCAAGGTCAGCATCTTGGATGGACAACAGCCCACCTTCCGCCGACAGAACCACAGGGTTCGGCAGTGTGCGGATAAGAGATGTCTTACCAGCGCCAGCCTGACCATATACAAGCAGCTTGACACCATTGGCGGTTAGACCTCCGGTCTTCTTTAGATTAATAGCCATTGAAGGCTCCTTTCGTTTCAGCACAATTCGGACTATCCAGTTAGTGCGTAGAAATGTCTTTACAGCCAAATTTTGATATGTAAAGGAGAAAAATAACATTAAAAAGGAGTATAGCTAATGATCGAAATTGCATGGATTAGACAGGCCTTGCTAGATAGAAGGCCCAAGGTAGTTGCGGAGCGCACTGGTCTGCATGTCAACACCGTTACCCGCATAAGGGACGGCAAGGAAGAAAACCCCAAGATCGACACGCTTAATCGTTTAGCTGGTTATCTGATTGGTGAAGGTGAGTAATTTTAAAATGGAGCAATATATAATGACACCACGGGAAAAGAACCTCGCAGCAATTGGCGAAATAGCATATAAATATGGATACACCGTCGAGGACATGCTTGGCCCTAGACGGTTTAAGAAAATGGTAGCAGTACGGCGTGAGTGCATAGGAATGCTACGCGCCAAGGGCTTTTCAACCACTGAGATTGGGCGCATAATGAATAGGGACCATAGCAGCATCGTGACATCGTTACAGATTTTGGCGGCTGAAAATGGCTGATCTAACAAACATCTTGGGCGGCTCATGGTCGCCGCCAGCAGAGGTAAAGGCTGACCCACCGGAACTACAGCTTCGTGACGCCATAGAGAACAGCGGCATAACACCGCCCAAGGACATTGTCCTTGATGGTAAGATGCACCGCTTCAACTCCGGAACCAAAGGCAAGGGCGGACACGATAAGTCCGGCTGGTATATTGCCTATGGTGATGGCGTTCCCGCTGGCCGCTTCGGCTGCTGGAGGGCTGGCATGGAAATGACATGGAGGGCAGACGTTGGCCGTAAGCTGACACCATCCGAAGAGATGGCAAATGTCCGGCGCATGTCAGAGGCCAAGGCCGCACGGGACATCGAACTGGCTAAATCGCGGGAGGTGGCATCGAACACCGTCGAGAAGATTTGGTCAGAGGCAACCGCTGCCCATCCGGATCACCCGTATCTTTCCCGCAAAGGCATTGGCGTCAATGGCGCGAGGGTCACAGGCGACGGACGGCTGGTTGTTCCCTTGTTCAGTCCCAACGGCAAACTATCCTCTCTGCAATACATAGATCGTGAGGGTGGCAAGTTATACCATGCTGGCGGACAGACAGGCGGCTGCTCTTGGATGGTCGGGACAATGGACGAGCCTGGGGTTGTATATGTGGCCGAAGGTTTTGCCACAGCAGCCACTATCCATCAGGTAACGGGTCGCCCATGCCTTGTGGCCTATTCGGCGTCGAACCTTGTTCCTGTAACTGGTGAGGCGCGGGACAAATACGGCCCAACCCAAGAAATCGTCATCGTGGCGGACAATGATGCGTCCAACACGGGTCAGAAATATGCTGACCAAGCATCAGCCAAGTTTGGTGCGCGGACCATCATGCCACCCTTCCAGGGCGATGCGAACGATTATGTGGCAGCAGGGGGCGACTTATCCGTCCTGCTGATTCCACCAGTTTCGGATTGGCTTATCCCAGCCGACGAGTTCTGCACTAAGCCAGCCCCTATCAAGTGGATGGTCAAGAACTGGATACAGGATGATGCCCTTATCATGATCCACGGGCCGTCAGGCGGAGGCAAGACCTTCGTGGCCCTTGATTGGTGTCTGCACATAGCTTCCAGCCTGACCGATTGGAACGGTCACAGGGTTAAGAACGGCACGGTGGTCTATCTGGCTGGTGAGGGTCATCACGGTCTGCGTTCGCGTATCTCGGCATGGAAACAGCACCACGGCGTATCCAGCGTCAATATGTGGCTGTCCAAGGCTGGCTGCGATCTGAACACGCCTGAAGGCTACATGAAGGTGGTCGAGGCCATCAGGGCGCTGCCACATCCGCCCAGTGTTATTGTGGTCGATACCCTGCACAGGTTCCTGTCCGGCGACGAGAACAGCGCACAGGATGCCAAAACAATGATTGATGCCTGTGCTGCGCTTATGCGTGAGTTCGGTTGCAGCATCATCCTTGTCCATCACACTGGCGTGTCAGATGAGGCCCAGCACCGTGCGCGTGGATCGTCAGCATGGAAGGGCGCTCTCGAAATCGAAATCAGTGTTGTCCCAGCCAAGGGCGACGGACCTATCCAGATCGTCCAGCGCAAGTCCAAGGATGCCGAAGAGGCAAAGCCTGTCTATGCTGTACTGGAACTTGTACAGATCAACGGCTGGTTCGATGAAGATGGTGAGCAAGTGTCCAGTGCGGTTATAATGCAAACTGAGGCTCCGCCTGAGACACGCAAAGAAGCAAAGCACAAAAGCAACTTCAAGATATTTGATGGCGCTTGGCATAAGGCTGGGCGCGAAGTCAGGGATGACATGCCGTACCTGTCTCGCTCTGCCCTGATAGATCATATCATGAAAGAGGGCTTGGCTAAGAATGAAGATGCGGCAAAGAAAATGTGTCAGGAGAGCCAGACCAATAGGCTGATTGGGACGCTTGTTGTGAGCGAAATGGTGAGCAGACATGAGCATGGATGGGTGGTTATTTGCCCTGAAAATGCCTCGTCCATGATGATTTCAAGAAGTGAGTATAAATAGGGGGTGGACAAGGGTGGACAAGGGTGGACAAAACAGAACTTGTCCACCTAAACTGACGCTTTTCTGCGGTTTTTAGGTAGGGGTGGACAAGAAGGTGGACAAGGTAGGGGCAAGGTAGGCAGGGGTGGACGGACAGGACAACACACCTATAGGTGTTGTCCACTTGTCCACTCTGTCCTGCGGGGTGTCCTGACCACTTGTCATTGGACCTCTGGTGATATAGAATTAGGTATGTGGAAAGGGATGTTATGAGTAAGAATAATGATGAGTCTTGTGGGCAGTGTTTGTTCTTTCAGGGAAGCCCTTCTGGTAGCCACGGTTTCTGCAAAAGATTTCCGCCCGTGTTCACAAACATGGATGCAGAAGGTCGGGCCAAGTTTTTCAATCCAGTGACTTCACCCTTTAATTGGTGTGGCGAGTTCGAGGACATAGACTGATGTTAGCAATGCGGGTTGAGACAAGCGACTTCGACAGGGGCTTAAAGGTCCTTGCTGAAACGCCTAATATGATCCGCAAGGCTATTGTGGGCGCTTTGTCTGATACCGTGGACGATCTCTACACTCGGCAAGAGTTGGAGATGAAGTCTGTCTTTAATAATCCATCGCCATATGTGCTGAAGGGCTTGAAGAAAAGCTACCCTGGTGGCCGTGAGGGTCAATCGAACAGGGCCAGATTTGGTCAGGGTGTATTGAAGGCTGGAACTTACTTTGAATATTTTGGTGGCACTGGTTCGCCTGAGAGCATCGTCAAGCCGCATGTGTTTGGTGGGCTAAGGTCGCGTAAGGCGTCTGAGAGGCGATTACAGGATCGGGTGGCTTTGCTTGGAACACAAGACACTGTCCAAGGTAGAAACTATCCCCGTGGATCAGGCGGTGACATCAATGGCGCTCGGTATAGTGAAATGCTGGCGGCTGTTGGCGCATTGTCTGAGACTGCCCGTAGCGCAATGCCCAAGGGCAAGCAGCGGAATCGTAAGAACATCAGCTTCTTTGTTATGAAGCGCGAGGGCGTTCCTATCGGAATTGCAGAGCGCCGTGGCAAGGACATTAAAATAATGCTTGTAAATACCAAGACAAGAAGGCCATATAAGAAGCGTTATGATTATTTTGGCGTTGGACAGAAGCAGGTCGCTTACAGTCTGCCGCTGCACTTTAACCGTATAATTAACCGAATGGTATCTAGGCTATAACATGAACGATAACATTGAACACGAAGGTCCGAAGCATCTGTTTGCCACGGACCTGTTGAACGCTCTGATGGTGCTGATGGACAATGCCGCCAAAGAAGGCTTGGATCGGTGCGATGATGAGGGATTGATTTACGATTGGGCGTTTTGGTCCAAGGAATGCGCGAAGGCGCTGGGCGTAAAGAAAATTTAGTCCGTAAATCGTATGGGGGATTTTTGGCCCATAAATCGTATGGGGGTAATTTTTGCTCCATAAACCGGGGAGGGGTCAATTTTTAGACCCCTCGCGCACGAATATTGCTCAATCGCGCACGAATGTTGCGCATAGGCAATAATGTTGCGCGTTGTCGCAATAATGCGAAACAACAATCAATATAGACGCAATAATAGTATGACCAAAAGCAACAATGTTTCTTTGGCGCAATAATGTTGCTGGAATGCGCAATTATCGCGTCAATCCGTTAATTTTAGGCTTTATATATAGGGACGCTAGGGCCATTGGTCCGCATTGCATTTTTTTCTTGTAAGTGGACCATTGGTCCTATATGGCCCTGCTTATCGGGACAAAATTTCCCGATTTTTAAAATCAGATTTAAGGATTTAACACTATGTTTACTATGAAACAATTTAATGCAATCAAGCGCAATTCAGACGGTGATATTATCGACCTATATGATGCATATCCCCATATCACCGACAAACAGCGCCAATTGCTAAGTGATGACGATTATTCACGGATGGATATTCTTGACGAAGAATTAGAATATCTTGCGGATAAATTTGCATGAGCCCGCATAAATTAGCCGCAACGCATGTTGCCTTGCTTTGCATTTATATTTTGGCGGCTTTGGCGCTTGAATATTTAATTTTTGCATAACTTTTAACATTAAGGATATTTTATAATGACCTATGACCAATGGATTGAAACATATAAGCCGGTGCAAAATAACATAGTTGAACATGCTGGCTTTGACGGCACTATGTTTGAAACTTATGGCGATGAAGTTAAGCATGTTTGGGAAGCTAGGGGCCAAAATCTTGTTTGGACCTTATGCGATGAGGGCGGGGAAACTTTTATTGTTAGCGGATTTTGGCGAATTAATCGGCTTGGATATTTTATAACAGAAGTCCCCTTCGAAGGGGAATATGGAGATATAGAGATTATATTTTAACTTTTAACATTAAGGATATTTTATAATGCATCAGATACAATTCACCCGGACAAGCCGCAATTCTAAGACTGGCCCTATGCCAGTCACTACAACGTCAGAGGAAAGTTGCCCGCAAGCTTGCCCGCTTAAACACAACGGGTGCTTTGCCGATAGCGGACCGCTTGCCTTGCTATGGCGCAAAGTCACAGAGCGCAAAGCCGGGATTGCATGGGATAGCGCAATGGCAGAGATTGCTAAGTTGCCGAAGGGGACTTTATGGCGGCACAATCAAGCCGGGGACTTGCCGGGGACGGGTGACGCAATAGACGCAACGGCATTGCACCAATTGATAAATGCCAACAGAGGCAAGCGCGGCTTCACATATACGCACAAGCCAGTGTCTGTTAATCTTGACGCACAACATGAAGCCAATGCGCATAGCGTTGCCTATGCCAATTCACGCGGCTTTGCCGTTAACCTATCGGCGGACAACTTAGCAGAAGCGGACCAATTGGCGGACTTAGAAATAGGCCCGGTGGTGGTGGTGCTGCCTAGCGACCAATTGACGGCAACGCTAACGCCTAACGGTCGCAAGGTCGCAATCTGCCCGGCGGTCCTATCTGATAATGTCAATTGCACAACATGCGGCTTGTGCGCAAAAATCGATCGACTTTCGATTATTGGCTTTCCCGCGCATGGGACTAGCAAGCGCAAAGCCAGTGCCGTTGCAATGGGGGTAAATTGATATGACTAGTAACAACTGGATAGCTTGGGTTATATTAGAGGACGGTCAGAAACTGGCATGGCCTAACCTTAGACAAGCGCAAGCCAAATGGCGCTTTGATTTTATCAAGCGCGGCATGGTATATGAAGGGGTTAAAGTTAAGCGTTGCGGCTATAGGGACCGGGACCAATGGTAACGGTTAAAGCATGGCGGCAAGCTCGCGCCCTCACCCAAGAACAAGCCGCGTTTCTGTTAGGGATTAGTCCCCGGCATATAGGGCGGCTTGAAGCGGGGAGTAGGCGGCTAACGCCTACGTTAGAGCGACTAATGGCAATGATATAGGTTAACACTATCGAAACGAAACTAGGGGCCAGTGGCCCCTATTTTTTTGCCTATTGAATAGGCCATGCCAGCCCTTGCGCTGGCATTTGGCGTTTATGCATAGGGCCATTTTAAAGCCGTTTCAGGCCATGCCATTGCGCCTAGCTAGTAGGGTGGCAGGGGCAAGCGGATTGACGCCATATAGCCCGTTTACGGGCGTCTATGGCCCTATTATAGCCCGTCTGAAAGCGGGTCCTATGGGGAGGATGGCCCCTGCGGGTGATTAGGAG